TTAGGCAATTACGAAACACTTTTAAGTAATACAAGAGTCAATGTTACTTGTGACGTTGAAATGGTTGGAAGTGGCGCAGCCGGAACTGAACCAGCCTATGCACCATTATTAAAAGCTTGCGGTTTAGCAGTCACAACAGTTAGCGGCACAAGTAATACTTACGCCCCTGTTAGTGCTTCTTTTGGTAGCTGTACTATTTACTGCAATATTGACGGTGTACGCCATAAGGTCACAGGCTGTCGCGGTAGCTTTTCGATTAGTTGCGAGCTTAATCAAATCCCAGTAATTTCATTTTCCATGACTGGCATATATTCGGCCCCGACAGATACAACGGCCCCTACTTGTACTTATAACGCAACAAAGCCTTTGTTATTTAAAACAGGTAACACAAGTGCCTTTTCAATCTTTGGATATTCTGGCGCGTTGCAATCATGGAATTTTGATATGAATAATGAAACCGTTGTCCGTCAATTGGTCGGCGGTACTCAGGAAGTCATGATTACAGATAGAAAGCCTAGCGGTAGTGCAACAGTCGAGGCGGTGGCTTTATCGGCTCATAACTTCTTCACAGATGCAACAGGAAGTTCAACCGGAACCAATACTTTTTTACATGGAGATACAGGAGGTAACAAGATTACCGTTTCCGTTCCCCAGACTGATTTAGGGCAGCCAACTTACGAAGACTCAGATGGTGTGCAAATGTTAAATCTTCCATTCGTGGCAACACCTACAAGCGCGGGCAATAATGAACTTTCACTTGTATACACTTAATTAATTGCTAAAAAACTAAGCTAGGCTTACATTACTATTTAAACGTAGCAAAACAAATGGGCTTTAAGCTTGACAAACCAGGTACTTATAAATGGAAGGTAACTGTTGAGGTTCCTGTTGATTATGGAAAACACGACAAACAAGAGTTCTACGGTGAATTTAAAAGAATCACGCAATCAAGGATAAAAGAATTAATAGAATTGGTTGCAAGTGGAGATCTTATTGATGTTGATGTTGTTAAAGAAGTTTTAGTGGGTTGGGAAGGAATAGAAGACGATGAAGGAAACGAACTTAAGTTTTCACAATCAAACTTAAAACAATTATTAGAAGTTCCAATGGTTGCAACTGCAATAGGTACGGCATTTTTTGAAAGTTATACCGGAGCAAAAAGAAAAAACTAATAGACGCCGCTGAGTACTACTGTCGCGGTGGCGTAATTGATGAGACGCAGAAAGATGCGGAAGTGTTGGGGATTGTTATTCCTGAACTTGAACCGGAAGAAGATTTCTTAGTGTTTGAGGAAAATTGGGCGGCGATTGATTTATTTTTAAAAGTTCAAACGCAATGGAGAATCGGCGGACTTGGTAATCTTTGTGGACTTTGCTATTCAGACGTAATAGAAACAGCTAAACTATATGCAATACCGAATCTTGTTGAAGTGTTTGAAGATCTTCAAGTTTTAGAAGTAACGGTTATGAGCCTTTTGAATAAAGAGGGTAAAAAATAATGGCGGCGAAATTTAATTTATTAATTGCAGCTAAAACGTCAGGTTCGGCGGCAATCAAGCGCATGGGAAATTCCATGCAGGGGTTACAAGGGAAATTAAAAAATGTTGGTTTAAGTCTTAGGGGTGTTAATAAAGGTTTTGCTGCTTTAGGTCTTGCATTAGGTGGCGGCGCCTTTGTTGGAATGGTTAAAAACGCCGTTGATCTAGGCGATAGCTTTGGAAAACTAAGCACCCAAACGGGCATAGCGTCTAACACATTGATGGCATACGTTAATGCGGGAAAATTAGCGGGAGTACAACAGGAAACAATAGACAAAGGATTAAGGCGATTAGCTCAATCAATGCGCGAAGCTGATCAGGGCGTTGCTACATATAAAGATGCGTTTGATGCTTTAGGTTTAAGCGTAAGAAATACAGCTGGAACATTAAAAAGTAGTGAACAGGTATTAGCGGAAATTTCGGATGAGTTTAAGGGTATGGAAAACGGCGCAACAAAAGCGGCCTTAGCAATGGAGCTTTTAGGGCGTTCAGGTGCTTCATTAATACCCTTTTTAAATATGGGGGCCGAAGGAATAAAACAATTTAATTTTGAATTATCTGAAGATTTTGCAAGAAACGCAGAAGATTTTAACGATACGATGACAAGAATAAAGTTTAGTTTTCAGGGGGCATATTTACAGTTAGTTGATAAATTATTGCCTACCTTAAACGATTTAGCTATATCAATTGAAAAATTTTTAAACAACAAATCAAATTTAGAGTCATTATTTGATTCAATTAATACTGGATTGACAGGCATGATTGAAGCGATAACAATATTAAATAATGTTTTAAAAAGCAAGGAATTGCAGGGGTTTATGGATTTTATCATGTTTGGATTTGATGGCAATCCGAATAAAAATAGTAAGTTAATGAAAGAATTAGCTGATATTAGAAA